CGCGCTTGACGGCGTTCTGCCACACCGTGCCGATGATCGTCCCCGCGTTACGGGAGAGGAACTTGAACTTCCCCTCCTTGTCCTTTGCCTCAACGGGGACAGACCAGACGAGCGCCTCCTTCAGGTAGTCGCTGACGTGAATGGCCTCAACCTTGCGGGAGTCCGTACCGTCACTGACGAGGTTGTGCTCGGTCTTCTG